AAAATAATATTTATAATTAGGAGTTAAAGATGCCAATATCAAACGAAAATGAATTGAAAACAAAAGTTCAAGCTATAGCTAGTGATAAAAGAGCATATAGAAATAATGCTAACCAAGCTTCTATAGCTAGTATGATAAAAACAGAAATAGCAGATTTAGAAACCGCTGGTTCTGATGCTAGTTTGATTTCTACTTGTAAAAGGTATTTAAAAAGAGTAGAGAATCATTACTCAGAGTCAATAAACAATTTAAATTAGGAGAGATTAAATGGCAGACCCAACAAGATATGTACAATCAACAAGTCATACTCGTCCTGCAGTAGTAACTAATGCTGGTAAATATAATAGAGTACAAACTGTTTCCGCGGCATCAACATTTGAACCAACTGGTTCAAATATGGGTAAAGCGTTTATTGTTGGTACTGGTACAGCATATAAAATATATGGAGCTAATGGTGGAACTATTAGTGGTTCAGATGGTACTGTAGCGGCAGGAGAAGTAATAGAACTTGGTGTAAAAAAAGTTGAGACTGGTAGTTCAACAGTGGTTTATATACTTAGCTAATGTCACAAACTGATTTCAAAAAATTAGTTAGGTCAGAGTACGTTAAATGTGCTAAAGACCCAGTTTACTTTTTAAAAAAGTATTGTATGATACAGCACCCAATAAAAGGTAAAATACCATTTCATTTATGGGATTTTCAAGAAAAGACATTAGAAGATATCAAAGATAACAGACTTAATGTTATTTTAAAAGCTCGTCAGTTGGGTATATCAACATTAACAGCTGGATATTCACTTTGGTTAATGACTTTTCACCAAGATAAAAACATTCTTGTTATTGCAACAAAACAAGATACTGCTAAAAATCTTGTTACTAAGGTACGAGTGATGCATGCTAATCTACCATCTTGGTTAAAACAAAATTGTGTTGAAGATAACAAATTATCTTTGAGATATAAAAATGGTTCACAAGTTAAAGCTGTTGCTAGTTCTGAAGAAGCTGGTCGTTCAGAAGCACTATCTTTATTAGTACTTGATGAGGCGGCATTTATCGAAAAAATTGATACGATATGGGCAGCGGCTTCACAAACACTATCTACGGGTGGTCAATGTATAGCATTATCTACACCTAATGGTGTTGGTAATTGGTTTCATAGAACTTGGATGGATGCCGAAGATGGGATAAATGGATGGAACTTTATAAAGTTACATTGGACAATACATCCAGAAAGAGGAGAAGAGTGGAGAAATAAACAAGATTTATTATTAGGGCCATCATTAGCGGCTCAAGAGTGTGATTGTAGTTTCATAACTTCTGGTCAAACTGTAATAGATGGTTTGATTATAGAAGATTATAGAGAGAATCACGTAAAAGAACCATTAGAAAGAAGAGGATTTGATTCAAATATGTGGATATGGGAGTATCCAGATTACTCTAAAGATTACGTATTGAGTGCTGATGTTAGTAGAGGTGATGGTTCTGATTTTTCTGCGTTTCATGTACTTGAAATAGAGTCAATGAAACAAGTAGCAGAATATAAAGGTAAACTTGGAACAAAAGATTTTGGAAATATGTGTGTAAGTGTGGCAACAGAGTATAATAAAGCTCTATTGATTGTTGAAAACAACAACATTGGTTGGTCAGCAATACAGACCATAATAGATTCGGAGTATCCGAACATATTTTACACATCAAAAGATTTAATGTATGTAGATACATCAAAACAAATGACGAATAGATATAGAAGTCAAGATAGGAATATGGTTCCAGGATTTAGTATGACTACTAAAACAAGACCATTGGTAATAGCTAAATTAGAAGAGTATTTTAGAGAAAAATCTGTTACCATTAATTCCCAAAGATTAATTGATGAGTTGTTTGTATTCATATATAAGAATAGTAGAGCTGAAGCGATGCAAGGATATAATGATGACCTTGTTATGAGTTTAGCAATAGGACTTTGGGTTAGAGATACTGCGTTAAGATTAAGAGCGGAAGGTATTGAATTGACAAAACGTTCATTTGATTACTTCCAACACCACGGCACTATCTACTCAGCCGATGATAGTGAAAACGAATCTTGGAAAATGGAAGTACCCAATAGTGAAAAAGAAGATTTAACCTGGTTAATAGGTAAATAATTAGAAGAGTGAGGAAACAATGGCCGACAAGAGTTTAAGAAGTAGACTAAAAAGATTATTTTCAACCAATGTGATTGTAAGACACGCTGGTGGAAGAACTTTAAAAGTCGCTGACACAAATAGAGTACAAGCTGTATCAGACTTGACAGATAGATATACTAAACTATATAGTAATCTGCAAAATCCATATGGTGTTGGTAGACAGAAAGCGACTACTGATAGAGGACAGAGAGCTGGTCTATTTTCTGATTATGAATCAATGGACAATGATTCAATCTTATCATCTGCACTTGATATATATGCGGATGAGTCTACAATGAGGTCTGAATATGGAGAAATATTACAGATACGTTCAGAAGACGATAATATACATGACATTTTACGTAACTTATTCTATGATGTTATCAACATAGAATTTAATCTATGGCCATGGATTCGTAATATGTGTAAATATGGTGATTTCTTTTTACAATTAGAAATAGCAGAAAAGTTTGGTATTGTAAATGTTAAACCAATATCACCATATACTGTATCAAGAGTAGAGGGAGACGACCCAACAAATCCACACTACGTAAAGTTCATTGTTGAAGACCCAGAAACAAAATATACAGTTGGTGGTACAAGACAATTAGAATCAGAATTAGAAAATTATGAAGTTGGACATTTTAGATTGTTATCAGATAGTAATATGCTACCCTATGGTAAATCTATGATTGAAGGAGCTCGTAAAGTTTGGAAACAATTGACTCTTATGGAAGATGCTATGTTAATACATCGTATCATGAGAGCACCAGAAAAAAGAGTATTTAAAGTTGACATTGGAAACATACCACCAAATGAAGTTGATAACTACATGCAACGAATCATCAATAAGATGAAGAAAGCACCAGTTATTGATAAAGAAACTGGTGATTATAATTTGAAATACAATGTTCAAAATATAACAGAAGACTTCTTCTTACCAGTTCGTGGTGGAGATAGTGGTACAGAAATTGATACGGCCGCTGGATTGACATTTGAAGCCGTAGATGATATTGAATACCTAAGAAATAAATTACTAGCCGCATTAAAAATACCTAAAGCTTTTTTAGGGTATGAAGATGAAATTAATGCTAAAGCAACTTTAGCGGCAGAAGATGTTAGATTTGCTCGTACCATTGAAAGGATTCAAAGAATCGTAATTAGTGAGTTGACAAAGATTGGTATAGTTCATTTATATGCACAAGGTTACACAGACGCAGACCTTGTTAATTTTGAACTATCACTTACAAATCCATCAATGATATATGAACAAGAAAAACTTGAATTGTGGTCAACAAAAATTGACCTAGCATCATCAATGAAAGATAATAAGTTACTATCTACTGAATATGTTTATGACCAAATATTTGGTTTTACTGCACAAGAAAAAGATTTAGTAAGAAAACAAATCGTTGATGACCAAAAAAGAGAGTTTAGATACACGTCTATTGCAGACGAAGGTGCTGACCCAGCGTCACCTGGTGGTTCTGGTGAAGATGAGTATGGTGAAGACGATATGGTAACACCAAGTAAAACTGATTACTATACAGCTAGAGATAAAGCTAAAAAGAAAAAACAAAATGAACTTGGTCCAGAAGGTGGTTCACCACCTGGAGGACACGAGGGAGCTGGTAGACCAAAAAGACCACCTAAATTTGGTAAGGATGGTTCTGCTAGAGGGAGAGACCCACTTGGTGTAGTAGATATGCGTAAGGGTGGTAAGTCTATAGCGTTAGCACATTTAGATAAGTTGAAGAAATCTATGAATAATAGTGACTTAAAACTGATAAATGAAACTAATTCTGTAGAAGAAGAGTATAAACGTGAAGTAAATGACACTTTAAATAACGATAAATAGAGTTCTCTAATATTTATAATAGAAGAATTATATACAAAAATACGGAGCTTAAAATGGCCTCAACAAAACACTTAAAAATAAAGAATACTGGTATTCTTTTCGAACTATTAACAAGACAGATAACGGCGGACGTTCTTAATGGCAAAGATAATTCTGTAGCTATTAAAACAATGAAAAATTTCTTTTCAGAAACTACAGAACTTGGTAAAGAATTAGAACTTTATAATGTTTTGATGAATGAAAAATTTACTACTGAAAAACAGGCTGAAAAATTAATTGAAGCTGTCGTAAAATCAAGACAAAGATTATCTAACAAAAAATTAAAGTTAGAAAAATATAATTTGATAAAGAGTATTAAAGAGTCTTACGACATAGTAAACTTCTTTTCATCTCGTATTCCAAATTATAAAGTTTTTGCTTCTGTATACAAATTGTTTGAGTATAATACTAATCAACATAGAAACAATCCAACGGATGAAATACGTAATAAGTACTCTATTGTTGAACATATTATAAATAAGAAAGTAGATTCTTCAGTAAAAACAAATAAGATAATCGAGACTTATAAGAAGTCAGAAAAAGATTTAAGATTGTTGACTTATTCAATGTTAGTTGATAAGTTCAATAATAAATATTCAGATTTAAATGAACAACAAAAGGTATTACTAAAAAAATACATAGAAAATATATCTAATACCAATTCTTTACGTGAGTTTATAAATGATGAAATCTCAAAAATAAACAAACAATTAAAAGAAAAGGTAAAAGACGTAGACGATAAAGTTACTACTATAAAACTAAAAGAAGCTATGAAGTTAACTAAGAATTTAACTAATCATAGAGTTGTTAAAGATAATGATGTTGTTAATTTGATGAGATATTATGAGTTAGTTGAAGAGATAAACAATGTCACTTCAAAAGGATAGTTTAGAAGAACTTCGTAATCTTATAAAATCAATTGTAAGAGTAGAATTAAACGAAGCAAGTGTGTCGAGTAATATTGACGGGGGTGAAGGCCCACCATCTACTCCATACTGGGTTAACGATAAAGAAAGAAAAAAGAAGAAAAAGAAGTCTGGATATAGTGGTGGACATAGAAAACCTACACTTTTAGGTTATATGTTAGCTATTGACCCAAAATTAAGAAAGACTTCTTAGGAGATATCTGTGAAACGATTTAAAATAAAAGAGGTACATCGTTGGTTAAATAATCTCCCAGAAAACAAGTGGAGAAAAATTTATAAAGTAGATGCTAAAAGAGTAGCTCACTTTATAAATCATGGTGGTAATGTAGAATTACCAGTTACTCTACGAAGAAAATACGGAGACACAGATTTTGTTAGGGAAAAAAAGTTAGCAAAAGGATTTTTACTACATAAAATTGAAGAGAAGAAAAAATTACAAAGTGAAAACTTAGTAGCAGATGCTGTAAAAACAATTATTGTAGAAGAGTTAAAAAAGTTAAATAGAGATGGTATATTAAAAGAAATTTCAACAGAATCAAGAGAGTTAAGATTGTATATTGATAATGATGCTACTCTTTATAAACAAAGATATATACCAATTCTAAAGAATTTATCTAAATTCAAAAAAAGAGGTAAGTTTAATCCTAAGTTAGCTGTTAAAGCATTTATGTATTTGATTGATGATGGTGCTAAAAAGTACGTAAAAGATTTTGGTGGTGATAGAAACACCTTTTCTAAAAAAAATAAGTTAGAACTAGCTAAAGATTATGCGAATGAGTTTGAAGAACAATTTAACGAAAAAGAATTTGATTTCATGAAATAGGAGCCAAGGATGTCCAAGTCACTTTTAATAGATACTATGTTATTTGAAGTATCTTCACAACAAATAAACGAGTCAATTTCCGACAATAATGGTAAATTGATTGTTAGTGGTGTATTACAAAGAGCTGAATCAAAAAATCAGAATGGTAGAGTATATCCAAGAGAGATTTTAATGAGAGAAGCTAAAAAATACACTAAAGAATTTATCAATCAAAAAAGAGCCATGGGTGAACTTGACCATCCAGAATCTGCAGTCGTTAATTTAAAAAACGTCTCACACAATGTAAGAGAAATGTGGTGGGAAGGTCAAAATTTACTTGGAAAAGTAGAAGTACTTCCTACACCAGCAGGTAACATACTCAAAGAGTTATTTAAAGCTGGTATTAAACTTGGTATTTCTTCTCGTGGTATGGGTTCGGTATCAGAGGGTAATGAAAGTGGAGCACAAGAAGTACAAAAAGACTTTGAATTGATAGCCTTTGACTTTGTATCCAATCCATCTACACATGGTGCTTTTATGCATCCAATGAACGAAGGTGTTAACTACGAAAATAACCAAAATCTTAGAGAAGATGGAAGTGTGTGTGACAAATGGTGTAAAACCGAATCTATTATTTCTGATATTTTGACTGGAGTCTAATATGAAAGATAGAAATATGTGGAAAAACTGGAGAAATTACAGATTAGAAAATCCCACATTTAATCCAGACCTAAATGAACTTCTTACAGAAGCCGAAGACGAAACTTTAAAAGGTCTTGGTGAGGGTATGTTAGCGGCAGTTCAAAATCTTGTTCCAACATTAACAAATTTTGGAAAAATGACCGCTATAATGATGAATCCAAAAGACCCTAAAAAATCAGAAGAAGAAAACGAGTTAAGGTTACAATTCGCTAGAAATTCACTACAAGACTTATCTGAAAATGCTAAATTATTAGTACAAAACTACAAATTTATTATTAAGTACATCGAAGAAGAATATGGTTTTACTGTAGATAGTAAAGAAGATGGTAAAGAAGAAAAAGATGGATAACTTAACAAACAAAACAATGAAAAAAATTGATAAAGGTTTGGGTGATACTATCGCTAGAGCTATAAAAACAGTATCACGTGGTAAAATCCAAGAGTGTGGTGGTTGTACAAAAAGAAAAGAATTTTTAAACAAAAAATTTCCGTATAAAAATGATTAAAAAAGTTGGAGATAAGTACGTTGTTTATGGTAAGAGTGGTGGTAAAAGGCTCGGAACACATAATTCAAGAAAAAAAGCTGAGAAACAATTAGCGGCTATTGAGATATCAAAAAACATACGTGGTGAAGTACGTAAGTTGGTAAGAAGTGTTGTTTCAGAAGCTACTACTGGTGCTCTAGCTATCCAACAGATAAAAAATCAAATACAAGGTGACCAAGCTAATACAAATCAAGTTACTGGTTATGATAAAGAGTATTTTGTTATTGGTAGAACCTTTGATAAAGCGGATGATGGTGCTGGACATAAATATGAAGCTCTATACACAGTATTAGTGAACAAAGATGACGATGAAGTAGTTATTAATCGTATAAATCTTGGAACTGGTGATGGTGCTACATTTTTAAGAAGTAACTTAGAAGGATTTGGTAGAGATTCAAGAATACCTACATTGGTTAGAAGTTTATTATATGATTTTTTGGGTATACCAGACCCATTAATGTCGAGTTTTTAAACTAAGATATATTTATATAAGAGAATAATTATGGCTAACATAAAATTATCAAAATTGGTAAAGAAGACTAATAGTTTTAGTGGTAAAGACGGAGATAACTATGATGGAATTGGTTGGTTTCCAAATAAAAATATGGAACTAGCTAATAAAGTTGAAACAAAAAATAAAGCAAAAGCTGGTGAAATTAATAGTACTTCGAAAAAATTTAAGAGTACGTTTGAAGAAGAAAATAAAGATGGTAAATTATCAAATGTACCACAAAAAATGATTAAACACAAGATGGATGATAATACTGGACAAATAAAGAGTAATCCCAAGTTTATCAATCCTGATAACGTAATGAAATATATAGAGGAAACTAACATGAAAATATCTAAAAAACAAATCACAGATATTATACGTTCTGAAATTAAAGATGCTATACAAGAATTTACTCGTATAGATGAAAAAGAACGTGGAAAGGGTGGAGGCCCCGCACAAGCTACTGGTCTAGCAGTTTCACAAGGTCTATCTAAAGGTGGATTTACAATACAGAGTAGAACTGGTATTGCAGGTGATACACAAGGTGGTACAAGGTCAGGTAGAGCTCCATCACCAGCTCCAGGTGGAAGTGGTGGTCGAGGAGTCAAAGCTTCTAAAGGAAGAGCTGCTGTTGCTTCCGCTATATCTACTGCTGGTGCTTCAAGATTAAGTGACTTTCAAGCGGCTAAAACAGTTGGTGGTAGAAATGCTACCAGTGGTAAGATTAGTGCTGGTTATATATCTCAAAAGAGTGCTTCATTAACAAAGTTCAACGCTATTGTTGATTCTCAGATATCAAAAGTTACTACCTCAAGAGCTTCATATAGTAGTGGTACTCGTATGTATGTTGCATTAACAAATTTAATTAACGTTTTGACCGCAAGAAAAACAGAATACGCAGCTAAATGGGATTACGCTACAGCTATTTACAACAATAATAGTTCAGCTAAAACAACTGCTAGAAATGCAATCATTTCGGCTAGACAAACACAAAGAGCTGAAAAACCAGTTGGTGTAGACCCACCACCACCACCAGCAACACCTAACTATGACGGAGCAAGATTTACAGCTAAAATTGATGTAAAAGGTGGTGACCTCGATTATCGTAATTTAACTACTCTAAGAACTAACTATAGAGATTTAAGAGCTCTAATGACTGATATGTATAATAGAGATGAAGCTGCAACTGCAGAGAAAATTGGAGTGTCAACAGAAACTTACGCTAGAAACTTTACTGTTAATGGAACTGCGGGTAGAACCAAGTTTCAAGATAATGTAAAAGCGGCAGGAGCTGTTGGAGGTGGTACATCTTCGAGAGTACTGCTAGGTGTACTTGATTCTGCTTATAGAGCAAGACAAGGTACTGCAGAAGCAGAAGCTAGAAACGCTGGATGGGATAGAACTGATGCAAATTTCCGTTGGTTTCTTTCATAGATTATCAAGTAAATAAGGGGTATAACAATGAGTAAAGATAATAAAAAATTACTAAAAGAATTTCACGCGTTAGGTGGTGTTGTATCACGTAAAGCATTTGGTAACTTAGATACTCCAGTAAGAGGTTCTGGTGTAAAACTATCTTCTTTAATAGAAGGTAATCCAGAATCTTGGAATGAATCTGAATCTAAAATGGATGTATCAAGATTTTTAAAAGATGTATCAGAGTATGGTAACATTGGAAGAGAAATCTATAGAGAAACAAATCTAAAAGATATAGCTATAAAGTTATCTGAAATTGTTGAATCTGCAAAAATTCATACTATGAATGAAACTGATGATTGGTTTGATAAAGTTTCAGTAAAAAGAAACATGAAAGAACTTGGTGGTTTAGCTAACTCATTTATTAAAGTTGCAAAAGAATCTAATGCTTTACAACGTAGAATGGAAACTCTTTATGAAGATATGGGTAACATTTTAGGTAGGTACTATGAAATTAAAGACACTGGTTCCATACAAGAAAAAGAAGTTAAAAATTTAGATAAACCACAAAGTGGTGGTAAAGAAGAATATCAGAAATTCTTTAATGACGCTATGAAGAAGTTTGGTGTTAGTTCTCCAGATGAACTTAGTGATGAAGATAAGAAAGATTTCTTTAATTGGGTAGATAAAAACTGGTCAAATTCATAAATTTAATTATATAGGTTTTACATGGCAATAAAGGTAGATGTTAAAGATAACAAAATAGAGTTTGCTCTAAGAAAATTTAAAAGAAAAGTAAAAGACTCTGGGTTATTACTTGAATTAAGAGAAAGAGAGTTTTATACAAAACCATCTCATACAAAAAGAGTAAAAAAATCTAAAGCAAAACTTAGAATAAAGTACGATAAGTTACGTAGAGAACGAGAAAGAAAGCTTAAGGGTTTTTGAACGTTTTATATATATAGCTTATATTTATTTAAAATAAAATACACCATTACCATTCCTTGGTAGTTCTTATGGTGTACCGATTAGTAGTTCACTATTATAGTTCCTAATAACTATATTAATCCCGTAAATGGAGATATATTATGGACGACCTTTTGAAAGATGCTATCGCAGATGCAAAAGCAGTTCGTGAAACAGCGTTAGAAAACGCTAAAATCGCTCTACAAGAAGCGTTTACTCCGAGACTAACTCAAATGCTTTCTCAAAAGATTCAGAACGAAGTCGAAGACGAAATCGAAGAAGGTGACGTTGAAGAAAGATACGAAGAAGAAGACGAAGAAATGGAAGCTGAAGAAGAAATGGAAGCTGATGCTGAAATGGATTCTGAAGATTCTGAAGAAGAAGCTGAAGAAGAAGAAGCGGCTGAAGAAGCTGATGAAGCTGATGATGCTGACGCAGAAGAAGTTGAAGATGCGTTAGATGATGCTGAAGAAGCGGCTGAAGAAGAAATGGGTGAAGAGGAAGAGGAAGGTGACGACCTTGACCTTGAAGCTGTTCTACGTGAGTTAGAATCAGAACTTGATGAGTCTGAAGAAGTGGATGAAGAACTTGAACCTATGGACGCCGATGGTGGTATGGACATGGATAATGGTTCTGCTGAAGTTGATGAAGAAGATGATGAGTTCTTACCTGAACCAGCCGATGAGGATGGTGATATGGATGTAGACATGGATGATTTACCAGAAAACTTTGACCTCGAAGAAGTACTCAAAGCTCTTCAAGAAGAAGAAGAAGAGGAAGAAGAGGAAGAAGAAGAAATGGATGAAATCACTTCATTAAAAGCTGAACTTGGAGAACATCGCGAAGTTGTTAAGTATCTACGTAGCAAACTAAATGAGGTCAATCTACTCAATGCTAAATTGTTGTTTACCAACAAGTTGTTCAGGAATCATTCTATGACTAATGAACAGAAAATTAAAGTCATTGAGCAGTTTGATAGAGCTAAAACCCTAAGAGAAGTGAAGTTGGTATTTTCAACTATTGCTGAATCAATGGGGTCTAAGCATAAGAAAAGTGTAAACGAAAGTAAAAAAGGCTCAGCATCTAAAGTTGTTGCTTCAACCAAACCTAAGAAAGAAGAATCTAACGATGTACTTTCTGAAGGTGCGGAATTGAAAGCTAGATTTCAGAAGTTAGCTAAAATACTTTAATTAATAACCCTTTAGGAGAATATAATGTCTGAACAAGGAAACTTAAAATCTATCCAATCTATGATGGATGGATATAATCCCTATAAACAACGTTTAGATGAAACTCGTCAGTTGGTAACAAAATGGGAGCCAACTGGACTACTTGAAGGAATTGATGAAGAAAGTAAAGTTTTCGGAATGGCAACTCTATTGGAAAACCAAGCTCGTCAGTTAATTGATGAGTCTTCCAAGACAAGCACTACTGCTAACTCTGAAGAGTGGAGCGGTGTTGCTCTACCTTTGGTACGTAGAGTTTTTGGTGAATTAGCTGCACAAGATTTCGTATCTGTTCAGCCTATGAACCTACCATCTGGACTTATTTTCTATTTGAACTTCAAGTACGGTACAGCTCAAGCTGGTCACGACCAGAACTCAGATATTCATGGTAATACATCTGGTTCTAACGCTGACGCTGCTGGTGGTCTTTATGGTGCTGGTAAATTTGGATATTCCATTAATGACCATGTATCTACTAAGATTTTAGTAGCTAACCTATCTTCAGCTTCTGTCTCATGGGCAGATGTTGATTTTGAGCCTGACCTAAGTTCATCTCTTTCACAGCTTCGTAAAGTTACAATCGCAGAAGCTAACGATGGTATGACTAACCCTGATAAAGAAGGTGTAAGAGCTTTCGAAATCTCTGGTTCTGATACCAACGCAATTTCAGCTTACTACCCTGCTTACTCAAGTTGGGATGGTTCAAACTGGAACTTCATCGTTAAAACTGCTGGTGACTACGAAGTAGACACAGGTGTTTGGATTAAGTATCACAAACAACCTACTGATATCACTCGTGGAGATTTTGAAGATTCTTCACCAAGTGAACCAGCAACCGACATCGGAATACCAGAGATTGACATCAAGATGAACTCTATTCCAATTGTTGCTAAAACTCGTAAGTTAAAAGCTGTCTGGACTCCAGAACTAGCTCAAGACTTAAATGCTTATCATTCAGTTGATGCTGAAGCTGAGTTAACAGCAATGTTGTCTGAGTACATCTCAATGGAAATTGATTTGGAAATTCTCGATATGTTGAAAGCTAATGCTTACGCGAAGACCGAAAGATGGTCTGCTAGAGTTGGATATGAGTACGATTCTGCTACTTCTCTGTTCGCACAGTCAAGTGGTGAGTCTAATGCATACCAAAAAGGAACTTGGTTCCAGACTCTTGGTAATAAGATACAATCAGTATCTAACGCAATACATCAGAAGACTTTAAGAGGTGGAGCTAACTTCATCGTAATAAGTCCTGAAGTTGCTACTATTATCGAGTCTATCCCAGGATACATCTCTGATGCTTCTGGTGATGCTAACTCTAATCAGTTCGCAATGGGTGTACAAAAAGTTGGTGTAATGAACAATCGTTTTACTGTCTATAAGAATCCTTATATGCAAGAAAACGTAATACTCGTTGGTTTCAGAGGAAGTAATTTCTTAGAAACTGGTGCTGTATATGCTCCTTACGTACCATTAATTATGACACCTTTGGTCTACGACCCAACTAACTTTACTCCAAGAAAAGGTGTAATGACAAGATACGCTAAGAAGATTGTCAGACCTGAGTTCTATGGTAAAGTTGTCGTTGCTGATGTTAACTACGTTTAACATTTAGGGTACGATAAATAAAAAATGGGGGGTTCATTCGAACCCCCTTTTTTTTGCCAAAGATATTTATTATTGATAAAATGTACATTTAATGTTATTAGTTGGAGAAAGATATGGCAACCCAACCAATATGGCCAGGAAGTGGTTCTTATTCAGACGCTACTAATACGCCATTTAGTTTTTATACAGATGACGCTACATATGTAACACATTCAGTACAAACGGCTGAATGGTGTGCTAAAAGACTTGGATATCCTATTATGGATGTTGAATTACAAGGTGAACAGATGTATGCGTGTTTCGAAGAAGCCGTTACCGAATATTCTTCTATAGTAAATCAGTATAATATAAAAGAAAATATGTTAAAATTACAAGGTGCTCCTACATCTTCTAATTTTACCCATACTGTAGTATCAGATTTGGGAAGAGCAATAACTGTATCAGAAGCTTATGGAGCTGAAGTTGGTGTCGGTGGACAAGTTGATTGGAAAACTGGTTATGTAGAAACATCAGCTAGTCAACAGACTTATGATTTAGACGATTGGGCTATAGCATCTGAAAGTAGTTCACCGATTGAGATAAAAAGAGTATTTCATGAAGCTACACCAGCGGTATCAAGATACTTTGACCCATATGCGGGTACTGGTCAAGGTACTAATAATCTTATTGATAACTTTGGTTGGGGAGATAACTCACCTGCAGTACAATTCATGATGATGCCAATCTACGCTGATATGTTACGAGTTCAACAAATTGAATTAAGTGACCAAGTAAGAAAGTCAGCATATTCATTTGAGTTGATTAATAACAAATTAAGAATTTTTCCAATACCAAAAGATAAATTTAAGATGTATTTTCAATACATTAGAAAAGATGATAGATTTAAAACGTTGTCAAATGAAGTAACAGATACATATACTGATGGTGGTCAAACTGCAGTACAATCTGATTTTTCAAATATCAGATATGACAACATGACATATTCACAGATAAACGACCCAGGTAAACAATGGATTAGAAAATATACATTAGCTCTATGTAAAGAGTTATTAGGTATAATAAGAAGTAAATATGGTAGTATTCCGATACCTGGTGCTGAAGCTTCATTAGATGGGGAGACTTTACGTTCAGAAGCTACAGAAGAAAAAAATGGACTCGTAGAACAATTGAGAGAAATGTTAGATGTTTCTACTGGAGACGAATTAATGCAAGAAGAAGCGGCTGAAGCAGAAGCTACACAAGAAATTTTGAAGAAAGTTCCACTAAGTATTTACATAGGATAATAAAATGGCAGGTAGATTTTTTTCATCCAATGATTTAAGAACATTTGAAGGTTTTAATAAAGAACTTGTAGGTGATTTACGTACTGATAAAGATGGTTTGATAAATCAACAAATAAAACTATTCAAAGTTTCTTCTGAACATACATCAACAAACTTGTATGGTGAATCTACTGGTGGTAAAATTTATAAACCTGGTGTTTTATTTGCTTGTTTGATTGAGTCTGGTGATATAGATTTCAATATGGATGAATTTGGTTCAGATGCGTTACAAGATGCTACATTTTTTATGTTAAGAGAAACATTAGTAGAATTAGATTTAGTTCCAGAAATGGGTGACATAATAGAATGGAATTATGCACACTTTGAAATAAATGGTATAAATGAAAACCAATTAATTGGTGGTATGTTTGACCAAAATTGGTCTGTTAATTGTACTGCACATTTAATTAGGTCTTCTACTTTACAAATAGAAAGAGTTAGGAAAGTATAATGGCTGGTAGATATAGAACAATACCACAAGCTCAAGTAAAAGAAAGAGGAGTAGGGCCTACTGTAAACAGAGGAACACAATTATCAAGAAAAAAAGATAAGGTGAACGATGTTAGTGTAGGTTTGATGGAAGTTGATGCGGCTATTATGTATTATTTCAACGAAAAAATAAAACCAGCCATTGATGATAGTGGTGAGATGGTAAAAGTTCCTGTATTATACTCTTCTGCTGAAAGATGGAAGTCAGCTCAAGTTGATGGTGTTATACGAGATAATAAAAAACAAATTATTCTTCCAGTTATAACATTTAAAAGAACAAGTATAGCTAAAGATGATACTTTAGCGGTTGATAAACTTGATGCTAACGACCCAAAACTATTTTACCATTTTGAAAGACAATATACATCTGAAAATAGATATGATAAATTTAGTGTACAACAAGGATTAAGACCATCGAGACAATATCATTCAGTTGCGATGCCAGATTATATGACAATGAGTTATGATGCTATTATTTGGACAAGTTATACTGAACATATGAACACATTAGTAGAGAAAATAAACTTTAACGATGGAGCATACTGGGGAGAACCAGGAAAATTTAAATTTCAAGTTAAAATAGACTCATTCGAGGACGCTACAGAGTTAACTGATAGAGAAAGGATTATAAGAACTTCTTTTTCATTTTCTTGTAGAGGGTATTTAGTACCAGATAGTATTAATAAAGCTATTAGTACAAGAAAATATATTACACCAAAAGCAATTACGATGAACGAGGTCATTCAGTAGGAGACATTATGAGTATTAATAAACAATTAGGTGGAGTTACCGATTTTATAAGAACAGCAGAAACGCAACCTGGAAATCAAGCAACAGATTTGGAATTTACAAATACTTTTGGTGGTGACACGATATTTATAATGAGAGGAAATGGTGAACCAACATCAAGTGCAGATTTAAAATCATTTGTAAACTTCGGTTACGTAGGTACAAGATTTTATAAGAGAACTAATACTGTTTCAGGTAGTGCGTCATCTTCAATAGATGCTTCTACAAACTCACAAGTTTACAATGTAACACTTGATACTGGTTATCAAATAAGAAATGGTTCAGCTAGAGTTAGTGTGAATGGTTTAGATTTAGTTTCTAATACAGACCAAACATCTACTGAAAGAGCTGATTTTTATGTTAGTAGTTCTAAAAAATCTATTAACATTAGAAAACTTTATACGAATGGATTTGGTATTGAATTATATGAAGCTGATACAGTTACATTATCATATCAACAAGAAAGTACAGGGAGTGTTTAGTGGGAATTAAACAATTAGAAGGATACGTAGGAAGTATACGAGATTTCATAACTCCTATTTCTGAGTCTGTATTCGGTGGAGATGTTTTAAAATTTCACGATGCAAACAAGAATGAAACTGGTATGACAATGAATATGAAAAAAGGACAACCTTTTTACTCAACAGATATTTGTAATGTTGGTATTATTGAAAATGGGATTGGTGAAACACTTGAACAATTTGAATATGCAGATGTAACTGGTTCAAATGCAACTTATCAAGAGTTTCATCCAAATTTAAGTGATACGAATAAAATAAAAAACGGAACATTATCTGTTCAAGTAAACGGAGTTAACCTTGATTCTGCTCAAGACCAAACTACAAATGAAGCTGGTGTAGAGTTTTTTATGGATTCTACTCAAACAAAAGTACGTATTAGAAAATTATACGTTAAAGACGATAGTGCGTATGGAAAAAACAGAGAGTTACTCGGTATAAACCTTGGTTTATCAGATTTAAAAATATATTCTGATAGAGTAACTTTAAGATATCAACAGGAGGCTAGGTAAGATGCCATTATTAGACCCTTTAAGACAATTACAACCCGGCCCATCGGCTAGTAGGTTATTACAAACTTCAGAAGTAACAAGTTCTGCAACTGGATTACCAACACTTGTTTGGGGTCAAGTAGGACTTAACTTACTTGGAACTGGTAGTTTAGACCTTGGTACAGGAAAAACCTTATCAGCTGGTTTTGTAAGACTATATAATAACGTAATAAAAAATTCACAAGGAAATCCGTCAATACAATTACTAACTGGTGATTTTGCAAGTGGTAGTGTTAAAATCATGGGTGATTTAGTTGTCGAAGGTAGTCAATCAATACAAAATGTTGAAACTTTTAGAGTAGAAGACTCTGTTGTAGAGTTAAACTACACTGGTTCAACAGCTTTAGCAGGAAAAGATAGTGGTTTAAAGGTTGGTAGAAATGGTGCAACAGATGCACAATTATTATGGGATGAATCCAAACTAAAATGGTCTATAGATAATGGAACTGGTGTTTTATTTGGACTAGCTAAAGAATCTGGTTCTGATTTAAAAGGTGCAACACTTACAAACACATCAGCATCTACGATGGATAACAATGCTAGTCTAACTTTTAGTGGTACTGGTGAAGTTTTAGGATTACCAGCATCACCAACAACATCTGGTTCAGCTACATCGAAACAATATGTAGAACAAACCATTGGTGGATATTTAAGAAAACAATATGTACACAAAGTAAACTCTATTACAATACCAAGTACTGCTAGTTTCAATAGTGCAGTAACTGCATCAGCACCAGCTGGTTTTGAAGCTACAAACGAAAATGATTTTATATTTTTTATAAATGGACAATACATGGAACATGACTCACTCACAATACAACAAGTTGGAACTACATTTAAATTACTTGTAGATACTGGTAGTATCGGATATGATTTAGATGGTGACGATGAAATTTTAGCGTGGGGTAAATTTAATGCTTAATGGGATTAATTAATGGCAAAAATTGAATTAAAACAATTAGATGACGCGGCTGTTGCTGGTTTAACTGGTTCAAGTGGAAGTAGTGGAACTTCTGGTGCTTCTGGTTCTTCTGGTTCCAGTGGTACAAGTGGTTCAAGTGGAAGCTCTGGTTCTTCTGGTTCAAGTGGAACAAGTGGAGCTGCAGGTTCAAGTGGTTCAAGTGGACAAACTGGTACAGATGGTTCGAGCGGAAGTAGTGGAACTTCTGGTTCAAGTGGAAGTAGTGGTGAACAAGGAGCTCAAGGTGCTCAAGGTGCTCAAGGTTCACAAGGTGCACAAGGAGCCGCAGGTTCAAGTGGTTCGTCTGGTTCAAGTGGTTCAAGTGGTACAAGTGGAGAAACTGGTTCCAGTGGTTCAAGTGGTACAAGTGGTGTAGATGGTTCAAGTGGTTCAAGTGGAACTGCTGGATTAGATGGTTCGAGTGGTTCAAGTGGAACAAGTGGAAGTTCTGGTACAAGTGGTTCAAGTGGAAGTAGTGGTTCTTCTGGTTCCAGTGGTACAAGTGGTTCAAGTGGAACTGCTGGATTAGATGGTTCGAGTGGTTCAAGTGGAACAAGTGGTTCTTCAGGTTCAAGTGGAAGTTCTGGTACAAGTGGTTCAAGTGGAAGTTCTGGTTCGAGTGGAAGTTCTGGTACAAGTGGTTCTAGCGGTTCAAGTGGAACAAGTGGTGTTTCTGATACTTTTGTAAGTACATCTTCTACAAGTTTAACTTTACCAACAAGTCATCCTACTTCGGTAACACTTACTATTGGTACTGGTTTATCATGGAGTACTGGTCAGAATGCTCTTATAGCTAGAACAGGTGATGCTTCAAATCAATTTTTATTAGATGTAAATTCTTACAACGCTGGTACTGGAGTAATGCAGGGTAATAGTATATCCCATACTGGTTCTGGTACATATTCAACATGGTCTGTAAATTTAGAAGGTGTAGCTGGTGACGATGGTTCTTCTGGTTCAAGTGGAACAAGTGGTTCATCTGGTACAAGTGGTTCAAGTGGAAGTAGTGGTTCTTCTGGTTCATCAGGTTCGAGTGGAACAGCTGGAACTTCAGGTTCAAGTGGAACAAGTGGTGTAGATGGTTCAAGTGGAAGTAGTGGAACAAGTGGACAAGATGGTTCTTCTGGTTCAAGTGGAACAAGTGGTTCTTCAGGTTCAAGTGGAAGTTCTGGTTCAAGTGGAAGTAGTGGAACGAGTGGTGTAGATGGTTCAAGTGGAAGTTCTGGTACAAGTGGTGCCGATGGTTCAAGTGGAAGTTCTGGTACAAGTGGTTCGTCTGGTTCCAGTGGTTCAAGTGGAACAAGTGGAAGTAGTGGAACAAGTGGTTCATCTGGTTCAAGTGGGTCAAGTGGTTCAAGCGGAACAAGTGGTGCTGATGGTTCAAGTGGAAGTAGTGGAACAAGTGGTGCAGACGGAAATTTTGGTGGTGCATCATTCGAATATGATTTTGATACATCAACAACAGATAGTGACCCAGGAACTGGTAAACTAAGATTAGACAATGGTACACAGAATACCGCAACAGGTATTTACATTGATGATACTGATGTTAATAGTAATGATATACAAAGTTACTTACGTACTATTGACGATTCTACAAGTACCATTAAAGGTCATGTAAAGATTTCAAACAAAGATGATAGCAGTCAGTTTATATTATTTACAATATCAAGTCTAACAGAAAATAGTGGATACTTTGATATTACAGTAAGTGCTGTAGATTCATCAGCCGCCTCACCATTTAGTGCGGCAGAAGATATAATAGTTACCTTTGCTAGAACTGGTGATAAAGGTGACCAAGGAGCACAAGGTGCTCAAGGTGCACAAGGTGCGGCTGGTTCAAGTGGAAGTAGTGGAACAAGTGGTTCGAGTGGGTCAAGTGGTTCAAGTGGAAGTAGTGGAACAAGTGGAAGCTCTGGTACAAGTGGTTCGAGTGGAAGTTCTGGTTCTTCTGGTACAAGTGGTTCAAGCGGAACAAGTGGTGTAGATGGTTCAAGTGGAAGCTCTGGTACAAGTGGTTCAAGTGGAAGTAGTGGAAGTAGTGGTTCTTCTGGTACAAGTGGAAGTAGTGGTACAAGTGGTTCGAGTGGAAGTTCTGGTTCTTCTGGTTCAAGTGGAAGTAGTGGAACAAGTGGTGTAGATGGTTCGAGTGGAAGTTCTGGTACAAGTGGACAAGATGGTTCAAGTGGTTCAAGTGGTACGAGTGGTGTAGATGGTTCAAGTGGGTCATCTGGTACAAGTGGAAGTAGTGGTTCAAGTGGTTCAAGTGGATTAACTGGTGATGCTTATGAGACTACATCTTCTACAAATGTAGCTATACCTACTTCACATCCAACTACAGTCACAATAACTATAGGAACTGGTTTACAATGGACAATTGGTCAGACAGCTCTTGTAGCAAAAGATAATAGTAACAAATTTCAAGGTACAGTAAATTCATATAATAGTGGTACAGGTGTTTTAGAACTAGCTTCTACATCTCATACTGGTTCTGGTACATATTCATCATGGGAAGTTAACCTTGGTGGTGTTGAAGGGCCCGCTGGTTCGAGTGGAAGTTCTGGTACGAGTGGTTCAAGTGGTTCAAGTGGAACAAGTGGTGCTGATGGTTCAAGTGGAAGTAGTGGAACGAGTGGTTCAAGTGGTTCAAGTGGTTCAAGTGGAAGTTCTGGAACAAGCGGAGTAAGTGGTTCAAGTGGAAGTAGTGGAACGAGTGGTGTAGATGGTTCAAGTGGAAGTTCTGGTACAAGTGGTGCCGATGGTTCGAGTGGTAGTAGTGGAGCATCTGGTTCTTCTGGTTCAAGTGGTTCAAGTGGTAGTGCTGGTTCAAGTGGTTCAAGTGGAACAAGTGGTTCTGCTGGTTCAAGTGGAACAAGTGGAGAAGATGGTTCTTCAGGTTCAAGTGGAACAAGTGGAAGTTCTGGTTCTTCTGGTACAAGTGGTTCAAGTGGAACATCTGGTTCAAGTGGTTCAAGTGGTTCTAGCGGTTCAAGTGGAACAAGCGGAAGTAGTGGAACAAGTGGTTCTAGCGGTTCAAGTGGTTCAAGTGGAAGTAGTGGTTCTTCTGGTTCTTCTGGTTCAAGTGGAACAAGTGGTACGAGTGGACAAGATGGTAATTTTGGTGGAGCTTCTTTTGAATATGATTTCGATACAAGTACTACCGATTCAGACCCAGGAACTGGAAAATTAAGATTAGATAATGGTACACAAAATAATGCTACAAGTATCTTTATAGACGATGAAGACGTAGGTGGTAATGATATCCAAACGTATTTGAGGACTATAGACGATTCTACGAGTACTATAAAAGGTCATGTAAAGATTTCTAATAAACTTGACCCAACACAATTTATATTGTTTACAATAGCGAGTCTTGTTGAAAATAGTGGATACTTTGATATTACAGTTAGTGTTGTAGACTCTTCAGATTCAGCTCCGTTTAGTAATGCTGAAGATATTTTAGTTACCTTCGCTAGAACTGGGGATAAAGGAGACCAAGGTGCTCAAGGTGCACAAGGTGCTCAAGGTGCACCTGGTTCAAGTGGAAGTTCTGGTACGAGTGGTTCTTCAGGTTCAAGTGGAAGTAGTGGTGCTCAAGGAGCACAAGGTGCTCAAGGTGCTCAAGGTGCACCTGGTTCAAGTGGAAGTAGTGGAACAAGTGGAGAAAGTGGTTCATCAGGTTCAAGTGGAACGAGCGGAAGTAGTGGTTCGAGTGGTTCTTCTGGTTCAAGTGGAAGTTCTGGTACAAGTGGACAAGATGGTTCAAGTGGAAGTAGTGGTTCTTCAGGTTCAAGTGGAAGTTCTGGTACAAGTGGAAGCTCTGGTACAAGTGGTGTAGATGGTTCAAGTGGTTCAAGTGGTACAAGTGGTGTAGATGGTTCAAGTGGAAGTTCTGGAACAAGTGGAGTAAGTGGTTCAAGTGGAAGTTCTGGTACTTCTGGGTCAAGTGGTTCGAGTGGGTCAAGTGGTTCAAGTGGTACAAGTGGTGTAGATGGTTCAAGTGGTAGTAGTGGTTCTGCAGGAAGTGCTGGTTCAAGTGGTTCAAGTGGAACAAGTGGAAGTTCTGGTTCTTCTGGTACAAGTGGTGTATCCGATAAGTTCGCTACAACATCTTCTACGAGTGTAACTATACCAACATCACATCCTACTTCAGTAACATTAACTATAGGAACTGGATTATCTTGGACAGCTGGTCAATCTGCACTGATAGCTAAAGATAATGATAATAAATTTGTAGGTGAGGTTACAGCTTATAATAGTGGTAATGGTAGTTTTAGTGTTGATTCTACATCTCATACTGGTAGTGGTACATATAGTACTTGGGAAATAAATTTAGAAGGAGCTCCAGGTGTAGCTGGTTCAAGTGGTTCTTCTGGTACAAGTGGAAGCTCTGGTACAAGTGGTTCAAGTGGAAGTAGTGGTTCTTCTGGTTCTTCTGGTTCAAGTGGAACAAGCGGAAGTAGTGGAACTTCTGGTTCAAGTGGAAGTTCTGGTTCTTCAGGTTCAAGTGGTGAACAAGGAAACCAAGGTGCTCAAGGTGCACAAGGTGCGGCTGGTTCAAGTGGTTCAAGTGGAACGTCTGGTTCAAGTGGTTCGAGTGGGTCAAGTGGTTCAAGTGGAACAAGTGGTGCCGATGGTTCAAGCGGAAGTAGTGGAACAAGTGGTTCAAGTGGTTCAAGCGGACAACAAGGTGCTCAAGGTGCACAAGGTGACCAAGGTGCGGCTGGTTCAAGTGGAAGTAGTGGAACTTCTGGTTCAAGTGGAAGTAGTGGAAGTAGTGGAAGTAGTGGTGAACAAGGTGCTCAAGGAGCACAAGGTGCACAAGGTGCCCAGGGTGCTCAAGGAAATCATGGTTCAAGTGGTTCGAGTGGAACAAGTGGAACAAGTGGAAGTAGTGGAACAAGTGGTTCGAGTGGAAGTAGTGGTTCTTCTGGTTCAAGTGGAGCCCAAGGTGCTCAAGGTGCTCAAGGAGCACAAGGTGACCAAGGAAATCATGGTTCAAGTGGAAGTAGTGGAACATCTGGTTCAAGTGGAAGCAGTGGTTCTGCAGGTTCAAGTGGTTCGAGTGGAACAAGTGGTTCTTCTGGTTCAAGTGGTACAAGTGGTGTAGACGGAAACTTCGGTGGAGCGGCATTCTACTATACCTTTGAAGCAAATACTTCAAACGCAAATCCAGGTGCTGGTGATTTAAGATTAGATAATGCTACACAAAATACGTCTACTGGTATCTATATTTGTGATACTGATGAAGATGGTAATGACATATCATCTTACTTACAAACTATTGATGATTCAACATCTACTATAAAGGGTCATGTAAAGATTTCGAATAAAACTGATAGTTCTCAGTTTATATTATTTACAATTTCAAGTTTATCAGATGAATCTGGTTACTTTGATATTACAGTAAGTCCAGTAGACTCATCAGCGGCTAATCCGTTCTCAGCTCATGAAGACATAATTATAACATTCGCTAGAACTGGTGATAAAGGTGACCAGGGTGCTCAAGGAAACCAAGGTGCACAAGGTGCTCAGGGTGCACAAGGTGCTCAAGGTGACCAAGGAGCTCAAGGTAATCATGGTTCAAGTGGAAGTTCTGGTACGAGTGGTTCAAGTGGAAGTTCTGGTTCTTCAGGTTCAAGTGGTTCAAGTGGAACATCTGGTGTAAATGGTGCACAAGGTGCCCAAGGTGCTCAAGGAGCACAAGGTAATCATGGTTCTTCAGGTTCAAGTGGAACAAGTGGAACAGCTGGTTCTTCTGGTTCTTCTGGTACGAGTGGTTCAAGTGGAAGTAGTGGTGCACAAGGTGCTCAAGGAAACCAAGGTGCACAAGGAGCTCAAGGAGCTCAAGGTAGTCATGGTTCAAGTGGTTCAAGTGGAACAAGTGGAGTAAGTGGTTCTTCTGGTTCAAGTGGTGCTCAGGGTGCTCAAGGAAATCAAGGTGCTCAAGGTGCACAAGGTGACCAAGGTAATCATGGTTCAAGTGGAAGTTCTGGTACGAGTGGAGTAAACGGAGCTCAAGGAGCACAAGGTGCTCAAGGTGCACAAGGTAATCATGGTTCAAGTGGTTCAAGTGGAACGAGTGGAGTAAATGGAGCTCAAGGAGCACAAGGTGCTCAAGGTGCACAAGGAAACCAAGGAAATCATGGTTCGAGTGGAAGTAGTGGAACAAGTGGTTCTTCAGGTTCAAGTGGAACGAGTGGAACATCTGGTTCGAGTGGTTCAAGTGGACAACAAGGTGCACAAGGTGCTCAAGGTGCCCAAGGTGCACAAGGTAATCATGGTTCGAGTGGAAGTAGTGGTGAACAAGGTGCTCAAGGAGCCCAA